AAACGAGGTCTATACCCGTATTGCAAAAGTCTTACGTGAGAAGTTCCCCGGCATTGACATTGCTGGTGAGTACATTCAAGCCCCTTCGGTGTTCCCTCACGTAAGTATCACCCAGAGTGACAACTCTGTGATCGCAAATAAAACAACTGGCAGTGCTGAAATGGCACAGGTCATGTTTGAAATCAATGTCTACTCCAATAAGACCGAGGGTAAGAAAACGGAGTGCAAGGCGATTATGAAGGTCATTGATGAACTCCTGTTTAAGATGAACTTCAAACGGCTGGCACTGACCCCCGTTCCGAACATGGAGGACGCAACAATCTACAGGATGGTAGCCCGATACAGGGTTGCCACTGATGGAAAATTCTTTTACAGGAGGTAAACGAAAATGTCTGCAACCAGTACCTATATGACCTTCCTTATGCACAAGAAGGAAGATACCTATGAGAAGCTGATCGACATTACCGAGTTCCCCGACCTGGGTACTGACCCGGAGATGCTGGAAACCACTACTCTGTCTGATCGGATGCAGACCTTCATTCTGGGCATCCAGGGTAACGAGGGTCTGAACTTCAACACCAACTATGACCACGATGGTTACCTGGCACTGAAAGCCCTGGAACGCAAGAACGAGGGCTACGCTGTCTGGTTCGGCGGCGAGGAACAGGATGACGGCACTGTCACTCCTACTGGTTCCGAGGGCAAGTTCTCCTTTGACGGTCAGCTTTCTGTCCGTGTCAAGGGTGGCAGCGTGAACGAGGTTCGTGGTATGGGTATCACCATCGCTCCTTCCACCGTTATCAAGGAAGAGTAAGATACCTGCCCCTTAACACAATTTCAAGAATTGGAGGAAAATAGCAATGGCTAAGACTATCAACTTTACCTATGAGGGTAAGGACTACACGCTGGAATTTACCCGGCGTACAATCAGACAGATGGAGGACGAAGGGTTTGTCGCAAGAAACATTGATGACCGTCCTATGACCCTTCTCCCTGCGCTTTTCGCAGGTGCTTTCAAGGCACATCACAGGTTCGTCAAGCAGGATACCATTGATGCTATCTACGCCAACATGCCCAATAAGGACAAGCTTATTGAGAAGCTGGCAGAGATGTACAATGAGCCTATCCTGTCTCTGATGGAGGAACCCGAAGATACTGCAAAAAACGTGGACTGGATGACGAGTTGGTAACGGGTTCGTCATCTGATGAAACTGGGGGGCGGCGGCACAAGCCGTCCGCTCCCCCTTTGCGTTACACAGAGAAATTTGAGGAATTGTGCGCCTACTACATGAGTCTGGGCATGTCCTATCACGACTACTGGGATGGGGACTGCTGCATGGTGCGGTACTACCGCCAAATGGATGAAGTTCGTAAGGAGCGTGTCAATTCTGAAATGTGGCTGCAAGCCGCATATATCTACGAAGCCCTGTTGGATGCGTCCCCGGTATTCAACCCGTTAAGCCGTAAGAACAAGCCGTTCCCGTTCCGCACTGAACCGTTCCCTATCACTACTGCTGGCAGCAAGCAGTCCGAGGAACGAAAGAAAAAGCAGCGGCTTGAGGATGGTAAGGAAGCTATGCGGCGCATGATGGACGTGATCAACAAACGCTTCCTCAAAAACAAGAAGAAAGGAGGGGAAGTAGACGATGGCAGTTGAAATGGAAGGTCTTGAGTTTCAAATCGAAACTAAGGCTGACGAGAGTGCGAAAGGTATAGACGCATTGGTGAAGTCCTTTGAGAAGTTGAAGGGTATTACTAAGGGCGGTCTGGGACTGGGTTCTTCCGTCAAGCAGCTTGAGAAGCTGGACGGGGTGCTGAAAAAGTTCGATACCTCTAAACTGGAAGGTCTGGGCAAGGCATTGGAGTCTGTCAGCAAACTGGGCGAGGTCAAAATCTCTGGCAGTGTTGCGAAGCAGCTTGGCGGTATCGCTGATGTAATGGACAGAATTACACTGGCTGATATTGAACGTCTTGAGGATATGGCGAAAGCCCTGCGTGATCTGGGAGAAGTCAGTAATGTCAAAATCCCGAAGATCAGAGTCCCGGCTTCTGGTGCGGCAATGGACGCTGTTACACCCCCTACGGGTGCAGCAGACAGCGGTATGACCCAGGCAACCAGTTCCGTACAGGAAGTCTCTGCGGCGGTTGACCAGGTAACTCAAAAGACCGGGTTCCTCAAGAGTATCCTTAATGGCATCGGTGGTGTATTCAAGAAGGGTTTTTCTATCGGTGCAGGTGTACTGCATAAGCTGGGCAATGCACTCACGAAGGTACGAATGGCAGCAGCGAAAGCCCGTACCGCAATGTCCAACTTTAGAGAGTCTATGGGCAACATTCTTGCCGCACGTGTGAAGCAGACTACTTCTGGCATGGGCAAGTTGTTCAGTTCTCTTAAGCGTATTGCGATGTATCGCCTTATCCGATTTGCCTTGTCTGCAATCTCTAAGGCGTTCAAGGAAGGTATAAACAACCTCTATCAGTACAGCAATATGCTTGGTGGTCAGTTCGCTATCAGCATGAACAGTGTTGCTACGAACGCCCTCTACCTCAAGAACAGTCTGGGTGCTATGGCTGCACCTATTATCAACGCCCTTGCCCCGGCTATCGACTATTTGAGCGGTAAGATCGTAAGCCTGCTGAATTTGATCAATATGCTTATTGCCCGTCTGACGGGCAGCAGTACCTACACTGCGGCAAAGAAGATCAGTGCAAGCTATGGTGATGCGTTTGACAGTGCCGCTGGTTCTGCGAAAGATGCAGCGGACAAGATCAAGAGTTACACCACTGGTATTGATGAACTGAACATCATCCAGGAAACCCCGGAAAATAGTTCTGGTGGCGGTGGTGGCGGTGGAGCCGACTACGGTTCCATGTTTGAGGAACTTCCGATTGATAACAAGATCAGCGATTTCGCAGATCGTTTGAAGCAAGCTTTTGATAATGCCGATTGGGAAACCTTGGGTACACTGGTTGGTACAAAAGTCAATGAACTTATTGATAGCGTGGACTACAGCGGTATCGGTAAGAAAATCGGCTTCGGTATCAATGGTGCGGTGCAGACTGCCTATTACTTCCTTGACACCGTTGATTTTAACAATATAGGCAAACATGTTGCTGAACTGGTCAACAATGCACTTGCGGAAGTAGACACGTCCTTTATCGGAAGAACTATTGTAAAATGGTTCACTTTGAAATGGGACTTCCTGTTGGGCTTCCTTGGTGAATTGGACTGGGGACAGGTTGCCAGTAAGTTTGCAGACGGTTTGACGGGAGCCTTTGACGAGGTAACCAACTGGCTTAGTCAGTACGACTGGGGACAGGTTGGTAGAAACGCATGGGAAAACATCAAGCGAGTAGTTACGGAAGCTGACTGGGGTGCTGTTGTCAAGAGCATGGCAAAGGCTTTAGGTTCTGCGCTTGGTGGATTGGTCAGTCTGCTGGGTTCTTTCCTTAAGGGCGTGTGGGAAGATGTTTCCGCATACTTCACTGGAAAGATCGAAGAATGTGGTGGTAATATCCCCGCTGGTCTATGGAAGGGTATTAAAGATGCGTTCGGTAACGTAGTCGAGTGGATTAAGACCAACATTGTAGACCCCTTTGTTGAGGGCTTCTGCAATTTGTTCGGTATTCACAGTCCCTCTACCCTCATGGAGGAATACGGCGGCTACATCACTCAAGGTCTGCTGAACGGCATCCTTGCTCCTTTCAAGGCTATCGGTTCCTGGATAAATACCAACATCGTTCAGCCTTTGGTACAGGCGTTTAAGGAAAGCCCGGTCATTGAGTTCACAGTTGGCGTAGTCAACGGGGCTAAGACCTGGTGGAAGAACGTCAAGGACTGGTGGAGCGGTGTATCCAGCAAGGGCGTGAGCCTGTCTGCTGCGGTGAGCCTGGTCAAGTCTGGCTGGTCTACCGTAAAGGGCTGGATTGGTAATATTCCGATTGTTTCCCAGGGCATTTCCCTGTTGAAGTCTGGCTGGACTACAGTGCGTAACTGGATTGGCAATCTGCCTACTATCAGTCAGACCATTTCCCTGTTGAAGTCTGGATGGAGCAGCGTCAAGACGTGGATTGGTAGCCTGCCTACTATCAATCAGACCATTGGACTTATTAAAACAGGTTGGACTACGGTAAAGGGTTGGATTGGCAACCTTCCTTCCATCAACCAGGGTATCAGTCTGATCAAATCTGGCTGGACTACTGTGAAAAACTGGATAGGAACCCTGCCCGTAATCAGTCAGTCTATCTCTCTCCTTAAGTCTGGATGGACTACCGTTAAGAACTGGATTGGAACCCTCCCGGTGATCTCCCAGTCTATCAGCCTTGTTAAGTCGGGCTGGACAACGGTAAAGAATTGGATTGGTACGCTGCCTACAATCAGCCAGAGTATCAGTTTGATCAAGTCCGGGTGGACTACGGTTAAGAATTGGATTGGCACACTTCCCGTGATCAGTCAAGGCATTAGCCTTGTGAAATCCGGGTGGACTACCGTTAAGAACTGGATTGGCACTATTCCCGTGCTGTCCCAGGGTATTAGCCTACTGAAATCTGGATGGACGAGTGTAAAGAACTGGATTGGCACACTGCCTGTTATCTCCCAGGGTATCAGCTTGTTCAAGTCTGGATGGTCTACTATCAGTAATTGGATTGGAACAACTACTCACTCTGTCGGCGTAAGCCTTTGGAAGAACGGTTGGAGTTCCATTTCTTCCTGGATTGGTACGTCCGTATCCGTAGGTATCTCCCTGTTTAAGAGTGGTTGGAGTTCTATCAAGTCCTTCTTCGGCTTGTCTAACGGTGGTATTGTCGGCGCAAACGGCGGCGTAAAGGCGTTCAGTAGCGGTGGTTCCATCCACAACGGCGTGGCTGATCTTTGGAACGCTATCCCGAAGTACGCAGGCGGCACTATCAATGCCCACGGAAGTATGTTCGTGGCGGGTGAGAAGGGTGCGGAACTGGTTGGTCATGTGAATGGCAGGACGGAAGTTCTGAACAAATCCCAGCTTGGACAGGTCATGCACCGTTCCATTGTGGACGGCATGGCACAGTTCGCAGGCTACTGGGGTGCGGTCAACACTCACATGAGTACCT